GAGAAAAAAACATTGCCAAATGGTGAAAACAACCCTAAATATGTAGATTTATGCGATGAAGATTCTTCAATTGCTGGACAAAAATTTACATGTCTTTCATTTGTATCCCCTGAAAAAATTTTAAAAAAACGAGAGGTATATTTATTTGACCAATTTATTAAAAATTGGGAATTTTCTAAATCAATGGAACGATATTTTGAATTTATTCATTTTATCGCATATAAACACAATATGAACGTAGACACCTTAATTGCTGATTTCAATGATTTTGTAAAGGAAGAAAGTGATAAATTAAAGAAGAGTGGAATAGAGGATGATTATAAGAATTTCATGGATAAACAAGAAGATAAACTTAATGAGAAATTTAATAAGGAACATTCTTTCCAAACATCAACACGTGGCCTAAAGGTACGCGGTGTATTTGCAAGTCAAGAGGAAGCTGAACAGAAATGTAAAAAACTACGAGACCAAGACCCAAACCACGATATTTTTGTTGGACCAGTTGGTGTATGGATTCCATGGGACCCAGATGCATACAAGACTGGCAGAGTTGAACACTTGGAAGAAGAGTTAAATGCATTGCATCAAGAAAAAATAAAAAATGAAGAGATGGCTAAGAAAGAGTTTGAGGAACGTATTCGGGAAACAAAAAAGCAAGCCATTATGGAAAATATTGAGAAAGCTAAAATTAGTGGAAATGTACTTACGCAATCTATGGATGATGATGGTAACCTAATAGGTGTGAAAGAAACTGTTAATTTTGAAGAACGTGAAGTCGCTGATGCAGAATCAACACAATTACGAAATGAACTATTATTGGAACAAGCTAATAACAAGGATTCCCTTGATGAAGTAGATTAACTCATTAGACTTTTATGTAAGTACCTATTAATTTAATAAAAGGATATAGATATGCAAATATATATTATATAGTAAAAACAATTATATAATATGACTACAATAACAGATATATTATATCAAAAATATGTATCAAGTAATATTGAACCAGTTGGTATGAGTAAAGATTATCTTAATAACCCATCTTATTTTGATATTTCCTTTATTAATTTTCAAAAAGCACCAAATACCTTAATGTACATTCTTTCTACATCATTTATACATCAGTTGCTGAATACAAAAACTACCTATAAAAAAGAAAAATTTAATTATCTTAAAAGTGTATTAGATAATCCATTCTTATCATCTAATCAAAAAACAGAATTTATATCAATATTTCAGGATATACAGAAGATACACAATAATTTGTGTAAATTTGTATGGAAATGTAAATGGAAAATAAGCAAAATATCAAATCAACATGATTTAATTATGAATCCTATAAATGAAAATCAGTACTTTGTATGTAGTCTATTACAATATGGTAGGAAATATTTGTTTACCAAAACCGATTTAACCAAAATTATTGAAAATGCATTAACTAATTCACCATATATTCATGCCGAACCATTACCTATAAAAAATCCATATAATAATAGTATTTTTGACAAATCACATCTATATAATATTTACTTTTTTATGAAACATGGTGGTTTTATATTACCCAGTATTTTCCATCAATATTTTTTACATAATTTTCATTTAAAAATTTTTAGAAATAATACGGAAAATATGATACGTGAAATGCATGTAAAAACCATGACCACTGACACTACTGATAATGACAAGTTATTTTGGGATATTAACACTATGTTGGACGCGTATAATAAACAGTGTTATGATCCCAATATGAAAATTATTATACACGATGACTTTCCAGACGAAGTATTGATTCCTGCAATGAAACCATTCTTACATCTATTTTATACATCAAATTATTCACTATGTATATCATCTAAGACAAATGCACGGTTTGAGTTAATTTATCAATTAAACCGATTTAAAACAAAATCACCTGGATTTGGACGTAAATATATTAAGGTAACCGATAAAAATAATATATATAATAAAGATAATATATCTAACGTACATGAATATAATACAAGGTATACGCCGTATATCAGTAATTGTTATTATACAAATTATAAAAACAGTCATATTGAAATCGTAGAAGATAATACAGATGAAGAAAAACAACATATTCTATCATTGTCTTATATTACTAATAGTATGTTTAATACCAGCATATACAATGATGACTATAATGTTCATGATGATGAATCCAGTATTGACACCGAAGTAGATGATACACATGATGATTAAAATGTATTAAACTGATATTTTACTACCAATTTGATTTTTTCACATTAATACTTGGTCCTGCCTTTTTCTTTCCTTTACTTGGGTCATATGCTTCATCTTCATCATCAGAACCCATATTCTTTGATATATCCCAAAATTCTTTTGAACCTAATTTAAAATTAGGATGATTTTCAGCTTTATACCAAGCGATTTGGTCATTTAATTTGTTTGATTTTGAATTATTATTAATAACCAAACATTCAAAGTTTTCAGTACATTGATCCATTACTGCACAAAATGATTCTAATGTTGGAAACATACTCGCATAATTTTCCCAAATACGTTTTCTATTTGTTAAATAAGGTTCTCTTAATATAAACACATAATCAATATTTGTACGCAAATTTGGTGGAATACCTAATGGATATTGCATTGTAATAATAAGCATAATTTTCCAATGACGACCATTCATAAATAATAATCTCATCATTTTATCACGTGTCCATGATTGATCATATAAGCAATCATCAAGAATCACAAATGCACGCGGATCAATTGATGTACGCTTATACTGTTCTATTTCTTTATTCATTTGTTTCAGTACAGTTTTTTGACGCCGCAGTACATTTTCAATTAATACTGTATTATATTCTTCATGAATAAATAACTTTGGTACATGTGCTGCATAAAACCCATTGCCGGCTTCTGTTCCAGATATTACAGTTCCTATTGGTATATCTTGATGATAGAATAATAAATCCCTTACTAAAAACGACTTACCCGTATCACGTCTTCCAATTAAGACAACAACTGGCCCTTTATTTTCATTCGGTTTAAATGTAATATCACGCATATTAAATTTTTTCAATTCAAGAGTCATAATCTATAAAATTGTGTTTATAATTACTCTACATATAAAGTATTTTTAGGACAAACACAGTTACATTAGTTTAATATTTGTGAAAAAAATATGGTAACCACTTATAAAGTATTTTACATTTATAATATGTCTACTCTATGTAAAACTCCTAAATTTGACATCCACTACTCTAAGTATAAACCTATATCATTAACTAATTTAGAACAATCTTCCAATATTAAAATTGGCACTGAGAATACTTATAATCCATATAACATACAACATATTCAGGGCTATAATCCTATATATAATAAGTGGTTCTCGCTTAACGAAACTAACTATAATCGTATTGGATTAAATAATAAATTACAGATTGTTGATATGAATACTGTATTAGATACTGATACTGATAGTTTCACGCAAACACCTGTATTTATTAAATATTCTCCACTATTAGACCCTGCACGATATATGGTTGGTAAATATGAAAATATTCGTGATAAAATGCATAATTTACCTACATTAAATAATGAAAATGTTTGTTCAAAATTATGTGATTCAAATAATATGGCCTATGTTGACTGCTTTTTTAGTTATTTATCAAGCAAATTATTACATCAACACTCTATTGTACATTGTATTGACTTTTATGGTTCATTTCTGGGAATACAAGAAGAATTCAAAATTGATATTACAGATGATTACGAATATTTGCAATCTTCTTCCTTTTTTAATGCAAACAATAATAAATTATTTCATACTATTTCCATGAACATGGATCATTATCACAATTATGGTTCACATGCAAATAAACCTCGCATCTGCATTTCGAATACACCACATAATATTTCTAATAATAATATTGAGCAAATTAATTCAACATCTGTTATTGACTTAAATGATAATCAGGTATTTGTTGAAAATGTATCACAATTAGATAATAGTTTAATTTATACCAAACCAGCTATATCAAAATCATCATCTGCAAATAGCTCACGGTCTAATACAAATGGTAGTGATAGTGATAGTGATAGTGATAGTGATAGTGATAGTAATGATACAGATGAT